TATTATGACTTTAGAAACAGATAGAATGGAAATACTTGAACGCCTAGAAGCTATGGATGGTAAGTTTAGAACTAGAGTAAATGTTGAAAATGCTATTATCGCAGAATTCAACAAAGCATTAGATCGTGATATAAACAAAGATCTTGATGGTACAATTATTATGAAGTTCGTATGGTTTGATTGTCATCAGTTTGTACGTGATAATCCAGAAATTGCTAAACTACTTGATTTTGATTTAGAAGAGTTTATCAATATAATCATTGAAGAGTACGAAGAGTTTGGCATAGTTGAAGAAGGCTATGATGATTGGATTGTAGGAGATGCTGCATAATGGCTAAACGTCCTAGTATGAAAACAACTAAGAAACAAATCGTTGAATGGGGTATGAATAATATCCCTGAAGCTGGTTATGGGGTAGATGCCTGCAACATGGAAACATATTGCTGGAGATGTGGATGTGAAAGACATACAGAACGATGTCATGTTGTTCCTCACTCACTAGGAGGAGAAGATACACCCTCTAACTACAGATTGTTTTGCAATGACTGTCATAGAGAGCAACCTAATGTGAAAGACTATGATGCAACAGATAAGTGGGTCAGAGAAACTAATGTTGGTATGTATAATATATTTTGGAAGATACGAGAAATCTTTCAATCGGTAGGTGCTGAAGTTTCTTGGCATTACGGAGAACCTCTTAACAGCTCTACTGAACAATGGATATCTACTGAGTTTTTAAAGCGTGTAAAGGCAGCTGGTATTCATGTAGATGTAACCAATATTCATAACATTGCAAGGATGATAACATGAAACTTATTAACGATATAAACAATCCTGATCTAGTAGCTGTGCTAGATCAGAGTGATGAGATTAACATGATCAGAGGTTGGGTAGGTAATCTTAATAAAGATCTCGCCGACTCTGGCAATGAACAATATCAGTTCAAAGCTGAGCTTGTGGGTAAGAAGGCTTATATCCGTAAGGTATAATTTTTCTTATAAATAGCGTTATGGCGTCAATAACAAACAACTCCAAGAAATATGGAGAAGGACATAGCATCGTTCTAAAGGATTCGGGGAAGTTATCTTCTCCGGTCAATATGTTGTTTAACAAAGCTGGATACAAAGCAGGTAAGTCAGTATTTGTTATTACAATTGCACCTAAGAATGTAGACAATGTTATTGAATATTCCACTGGAAAGGAAAATATATTTCTCAAGGATGATAAGAAGAAAGTCATTCAACTAGTTGGCTCACCAAGTGCTATTGATGGAACCTTTAATCACTTCACGACCAATGCTAAAAGTAACACCAATCTTCTCACAGAAATCAAGGAAGATATATCTATGTGGGTGTTCCAAACTAACTTTGAAAAGAACAAATTGATATCTGAAGATGAAGTTATGGACATGTTGGGTAAGAATAAAGGTTACTACGACACCACTTATTATCAGAGTGCTGTAAAACAATTAAAAGAATTAAAGAAATATATTAAGACTGGTGGCTATGACTATGAACGTCAGGGTGGAGATCTAACCAAGAAGATGTATGCCCAAGCTAGAAAGGTCACTAAGAAAGCTAGTGATAACTGGAACCCAGCTGATGTTTGGATGGTTAAGAAGAAATTTGATCTAACTCCTATATACGAAGCTCCAACAGCCCAAGTTTTAAATGGATTGTTAGCTGAAGCTTATTATAATAAAGAAGTTATTCCCATCTCGCTTAAAAATGTTACTACACTAACAGCCAGTTCTTCTGTTATAGATCCTCAAAAGCTATTGGGCATGAAGCTTGATCTTGATCTATCATTTTTTAAAGTAGACCTATCAAACACATACGCTAACTTTATTGTTCAGACCAAATCAGGGTTTGCTGTACGTGTAGGTTATAAAGCATCAGCCACAACCCTAAACGTATCATTAGAAGGTAGAATGATCAGTGCTGGATATCAGTTAGGTGCTGTTGATGCTAAAGATTATACTAAAGAAGTAGCTACTGCTCACAGATACACTTTACGTAATGGTGTAGTTGGAGGTAACGTTGCTAACATTGATGCTGCAAAGAAAGAGATGAAAGAAATCTTTGCTAAGTATCCAAGAGTATCAAATACAATAGACAACTATGATCATGCTGTACAACTAGTTGATAGTGCAGATGATTTAACCAAGAAGCGATTTGTTAACATAATTTCATACTTGTATAGCTTTCTCATTAAACCAGATGAGTTTGAAAAGCATATGAAATTTTGTTACTTCTCTGCTAAAAAGATAACAGGATTAAGTGGGTTATATCTAATACTACAGTAAACGTATACTAAAGTATACATATGTATACTAAAGGTCTATAAAGTATAAATAGAAATAACCCTTCAAAACTTTACGAAGGTAACCAACATGGAACAATTTAACTCATACATTACTGAGCAAAAGAACACACACATGACTCATATTGAGGATAAGGTGATCTATGGTGGAGTAAAAGGAACACGTCAAGCCATAATGGCTCTGCGTGAGTTAAGAGACATGTTGAGAGGAGATCATGATGGATCCGTTAGTGTTAAATGGGATGGCGCTCCTGCTATTTTCGCTGGTATTGATCCGAGTGATGGTAAGTTTTTCGTCGCTAAAAAGGGTATATTCAACAAAAATCCTAAGGTGTATAAATCTCCAGCTGACGTCGATGATGATGCTTCTGGTGATCTTGCTCTTAAGCTCAAAGATGCCCTCAGATATCTGCCCGCTCTTGGTATCAAAGGGGTCATACAAGGCGACTTCTTATATTCGAAGTCAGATGTAAGTAAAGATACAATTAAGGGTCAGAAGTATATAACATTCCACCCAAACACTATTGTATATGCAGTTCCTGCTGACACAGATGCTGCTAAAGAAATCCTTGCAAGTAAAATGGGGATTGTTTGGCATACTACATATACAGGTAGTACATTTGAATCAATGAAAGCTTCATATGGTGTAGATGTAAGAAAATTTAAGAAGACTAAAAATGTATGGTCGCAAGATGCGATGTTACGTGATTTGACCAATTTAACTATGAGTAAAAAGGACACTGAAATTGTTAATGACTACCTTTCGCAAGCTGGTACGCTATTTAACCAGATCTCTTCTACAACCCTCAAACAGCTCGAAACTAATACAGAGTTGTCACGACTCATTGAAACCTTCAACAACACCTTTGTTCGAAAAGGACAGATCATTGGAGATTCAAGAAGACATGTATCTAAGCTCATTACTTGGATCAACGCACGATATGGTAAGGAGATCGCATCAAGGAAGACAGTGAAGGGTAAAGCTGTTCAACAAGCTAAGCTAGATGCTATTATGAGTTTCTTCTCAAACCAGAATAAAGCTAGCTTAATTAAAATGTTTGACCTGCAAAAAGCTCTTGTAATGGCCAAATTAAAACTTATAAATACCCTCAATAAGTTGAATAAAGTTAAAACTTTTGTAAGAACTCGCAATGGATATAAGGTGACAGGAGCCGAAGGCTATGTCGCTATTGATAAACTTGGCGGTGATGCGGTGAAGATAGTTGATCGTATGGAATTTTCATACAATAACTTCTCACCAGATATATTAAAGGGATGGGACAAACCAGGAAGAAGCTAATGGCTAAGAAACTAGGATTTAAAGACTACCTAAATGTTGATTATGCTCCAGGAGAGCCTGATCAAGTAAAGCATAATGCTAAGAAGCGTAAGGTAGAAGCTAAAGAATGTAATTGTGGTCCTGATTGTCCTTGTGAGGGGAAATGTGGACCTGACTGCAATTGTCAAGAAGGTTGTGGTAAAGAAGTAGACATGAAAGAAGCATTGAGCTTGCAGCAACGTCAAAAGCGTGCTCGTTCAATGAAGAAGTACGCTTCTCGTATCAAATTGGGTAGAGCAAAGGCAGCTCGTCGTATGGCTGATCCCAAAGTCCTAAAGAGACGTGCTCGTAAGCAAGCGCGTGGAATGATTGCAAAGAAGTTGGCTAAGGCTGACTATAAATCATTATCTTTTGGTCGTAAACAAGAGATAGAAAAGAGACTAGATAAGCTAGGGCCAAGAATCGATAGGATTGCTAAGAAGCTGCTACCTAAGATGCGAAAGCTTGAGCAAGAACGTAAACGTGGCAAGAAGTCGCCTACATTAGATAAAGCAAATACAAGAAATGATTAACTCGTTTAGTGAATACCTAGTAGAAGAAGAACGTGTAGTTTATTTTACCTTTGGTAGAATGAACCCACCTACTATTGGTCATGGTAAGTTATTGGATATATTGGCAACCAAATCTGGTCGTAATCCATACAGAGTATATTTGTCACAGTCATCGGATCCTAAAAAGAATCCTTTGTCATATTCAGATAAGATTAAACACGCGCGTAAGATGTTTCCAAAGCACGGGCGTGCTATTATGATCAATAAAAAGATCAAGAACGCAATGGATGTTTTAACATCATTATACGACGAAGGCTTCCGTAAAGTAGTTATGGTGGTTGGTTCAGATCGTATTAGAGAATTTGACATCTTGATGAAAAAGTATAATGGTAAGACATCTAGACATGGCTTCTACAACTTTAAATCAATTGATGTAATTTCAGCTGGTGCAAGAGATCCAGATGCGGACGGTGCAGAAGGTATGTCAGCATCTAAGCAAAGAGCTAATGCTACAGCTAACGACTTCACAGCATTTGCCCAAGGCCTCCCCAATAATATGTCTAATCCAAATGCTCGTCGTTTGTTTAATGATGTTCGTAAAGGTATGGGTCTTAAAGAATCGAAAGACTTTAAACGTCATGTTCAATTAAATTCAGTATCTGATACAAGAGAATCTTTTGTGCAGGGTACGTTATTTGATTTGGGCGAGCAAGTAATCATTAAGAAGACAGATGAGGTAGGTACTATAACTGTACTAGGCTCTAACTATGTTATTGTTGAGACTGCTGATCGCAAGACACGTCAATGGCTTGATGCTGTCGAGAAGATTGAAGAATCGTATAGTCCTCAAAAGCATGAAGAAGGTACACCAGCTGCTGCTGCTCACGCAAAGAAAATGACACCAGGTGAACAAACAGAAGAAGGCAAAGGCCTTTGGCATAACATTCACAAGAAGCGTAAAGAAGGCCGCCCTATGAGAAAGCCTGGATCAAAAGGCGCTCCTACAAAACAAGATTTCAAAAATGCGGCAGAAGCTACAGACTATATGGCAAAAGCTAGAGATGTCATTAGTAAAGATAAAGCTGATATAGCTAAAGATAAACAAGCTGATAAAATTAAACATGACCGTATACTAGACAGAGCTAGAAGATCTAGAATGTTAAAAAAGAATAGAGGAATCAAAACATGAATGAAGCGTTTGGAAGAGCTAGATTTGGACAACAGCTGAAGAAAAAAGGCATTGATGTTGATAAGATGCATTCAGACAATGTTAAAGATGCTGATGCGGCTAAGAAAAGAGCTGCAGCTGCTCAATCTGACTTAGATAGCTTCAGAAAGAAAACTGGAGTTGCTTCTGAATCCAAAGACGATTTTGAACCTCATATGATGTATGACCCAAAGACAGGAAAAGGCACAATGGCAAAAGTAGAAGCTGATCACATTAGAATGAAAA